CTCTTTATTATCTTTAAACCACGGATAAGGCAGTTTCCTGAATACATCCAGGTTGAACATAATGCAGCCGCCGCCTGTCGCATCCACTTCGACCAGCTCACCATCTTCCCATTCATCCACGGAAACGTATTGATTCGTCTTTTCGTCAACCTCTTCAATTCTCATCATAAGGGAATCATAAGGCGGATAACGCCGATGCACTCTCGCCCCGACTACCGGTAAATTATGCTCCAGTAAGCGGGGGATAGTGTCGGCAGGGTATATTTGGTCAACATCCATCATAATTAAATGTGTGCATCCCTCATGAAGTGCTCTCTCGACTATATTATTTCTCAATCCGCAGATCCCGCCATTATCGGCCTGAATATAAAAGTGCGTCGGCTTTTCCATTAGAGCGTAAGATTTAAAGAAAGCAGACGGGACAAACGGGAATGTTAAGGGCATCCCGATTGCCAGATATGTTTCATCATCTTTATTAGCTGCAGCGCCCTGCGTAACCTCGATAAAATAATCAAGTTGCTTGCCGAAGTCTTTTGTAAGTTCATCATACGACGGTACACTCTTGTCTTCGTCTGGAATAACTATAACCTTACAACCGCACTTTCTTGCCTCTGTCGTCAGTGTCGTATATCTGTCATAGGTATAAATACATTCTGCTGTACTAAGAAAGTCTGCAAGTTCCTGACGGTTAAGGTTCCAGTCATCTATGCATGTTAATCCCTCTGTTTCGGGGATTCGCGGCGCGTTTAATCCCTTATGATAATAAACATACTTCCCTGACCTCGGAAGTCCTTTATCAACAAAAAAGTCTTCGATAATAGGTGTTGTCAACCTCGGAGCATTTGGACAATATTGATCAACATATGTAAAAACGATATCCCTTTGATCATAAAGTTTATCACCTCCATTGACGCCTGGATAATACAAAACGTACCTGACAACTGTTTTCCCGCCCAACGGATTACCGGATATAATTTCCGGATAGATGACAATATCTTCGGGTAATGCTTTTATTTTCCCGCCAAATTCTACAATCCGCGCCTCATATCCTTTGTCCTCAAGATGCTGCCTTAATTCATATAAAACCCTTATGCCGGCTGAATTATGTTGATACTCCTGCGCAAAGATAAGATAAGGCGCCTTATTGACAACTTGCTTTTTCCAATAATCGCCGTATTTTTCAGTCAAATGTTTTTCTACTTTTCCGCAAAGTTCCGCGTAATCTAAAACTTTATTTTCCTGTAAATCCTTGAACGTCATAGAGCCTTCGTGGTGAATAAATACATCATTGACAATCCCTATTTTATGGCCGGCTTTTCTCGCCCTGAAACAAAAGTCAATTTCTTCTCCTGAACACGGCCACATGCTTTCGTCAAATTCCCCGATTTCATCAAAGAGAGATTTTTTAAAGGCCATGCAGAAACCGATCACAAAATTAACTTCCTGGGTTTCGTCCTCATATTCTTCGGTGATCTGTTCGGCGAATTTGTTTATTTCGTCAATATTATGATAATCAGCTTCAATCCTTTGAACTCCCGCGCAAAAGTTTGTCACCGGACCGACAATGGAGAAAATATCTTCGCCCGATACATATTCAGGCGAACTACTATGAAAACCAGTTACATCTACAACGCCAAGTTGACGAACTAATTTATCCGCCCAATGCGGGGTGACAATCACATCGTTATTTAAAAGGATGATTATATCCCCTTTGGCCTCTCTAATTCCCTGATTGACTGCCGACGGGAAGCCCTTGTTTTCTTTATTCCTGATTATCCTTGTTTCAATGAATCCAGAGAAAGGCGGTTTAATCGGCGGATTTGATCCGTTATCAATAAGAATAATCTCGCAATCGGCAGTGTTTTCAAGAACTGCCGCGAGACATTCGTGAGTCATATCTTGCTGGTTATAGACTGGAATTATTACGCTTATCATGTGTTCCCTTTCTTACTGCGCATGAAATTCTTGAATCTTATTCTTTACATTTTCAATATCCTTTAACTCCCGCTCCCAAATAACAAGTGTATCAAATCCAAATGGTTTAAAAGCATCAATTCTGTCTTGTGGGTTCCGCACTTACATTTTTTGTCTGTTTTATCCATGTTTTCTTCTACCACAAAAACCAGTATTTGTCCAGTTATTTTAAATATTTATCTCACTAATTAAGGCTCGTTTTTACCTCGAAATCTACATGCCACGCTTTCATGGCCTGCGTTCCTTCTGGGGTTGTTATATCTTCTGTAATCGTTGTTAGATTCGATTCTTTACACCAAACAAGATCACTTCCCGTTATAGAAAACGAACTGTCATCAAGCAACGTTGTTAGAGAATCATATATTCCCGAAATCTCAACAGCCGATGGAGAAGAGGAAAAAATGGAAAACTGAATCAATGAATTCCTGTAAACCTCTGTAAATGTTTTCTCCTTCGGTGCTGTAATAACAGAATAGACGATGTAAGGTAATTCGCAGCCCGCGGGAGCTTGATCCAAATAAATCCGACCTCCAACGTCAGAGAATAAGGATGAATTGGATATTTTAGTTGCAATGGCTGTGAGTATATTTTTCATGCTAACAATCCCTTAAATTAATTTAATCGGTTCTTTGAAACATCCCAATTTCCACATTGCAGCGGGTGTGAGAGCTTTCCCTTGAGTATCGGCGCATAATTGCGGAGCAACATTCCTAAGTCCGATCTGCCATGCCTCGGAACAAAATAACCGCCTTGCACTGGCATTTGTTTTCGCATTTTGAATCCCCACATCTTCGTTTTAAAGTCATATTACCGTACCGCCTTTATTTTTATCCTGCCTCTTCGCAAAGTAAATCAAGGATCTCATTTTTTGAATTTGGGTTAATAATGCTGTCAATGGAAAAATAACGGTTCCCAAATTTCACACGCCAATCCGATTTTAAAACACTTCTATATCGAATCCTTATATGATGGGTGACATTCAATCCCGGTTGCATTGCTTCAATCTTTTTCTTTGCAGATATCGGCCAGACCGCTGCCCAAACAATCGCGTGATCAATATAGGGTGTTGCAAAACCACCCATACCATCAGATATTTTTGTAGGGCATTGTAAAGTTATTCTTTTATTGAATTGTCCCGCTCCCATTATTTAAATTCCTCAAATAATCTGCATGATGACAAGAGATTAGGAACTGTATCATTGTCAATGTCGCTTGCCTTACCGGGAGTCAAAAGCATATCCTCTCGATTTTCATACATTCCGGCCGCAATCATTTTCATTGCCACTTTAATTTTATTTGGAATCAACGCCGCTGATGCCCACCCGCAAACAAATTTAATTGTTATTGGATTTGAAGGGTAAAGTTGACCTGTCGGCCAGACTGTTCCCCAAGGTAAAACGATTTTCCCGCACTGTTCACCATTCAATTCGACTATGTAGTCCGTATTTTCTGTTAAAGTTGTTTCCGTTCCTGCATTGTCTTTCCATTTTATAGATGTAACGCTTTGAAGATTACCGAATGGAAGTTTTATATAATAACTGGATAAATTGTCTCTTTGAGTAAACTCCATATTGTATTCGCGCGATGGAGTTCCCCTGTACCCGCTTCTTCCTGGCCAGTTGGCCGGATAGTATTTCCATGTTTGGGTGAGAAGTTTACGGCGAGTAATATCTTCGATGTTCTCACGCGCTGCCGTTATTATTGAATTTAAAAGAATTACCGATGTTCCAAATTCACAAGCGGCCAACAATACTTCGGCAACCGTCCTGATATACCGTTTCGATCCGGTGTATGCCTTCTCGTAAGTCGCGTTATCGTTTGACGTTGTCACCTGAGTAAAGACGCCCGCCGACCAATCGCTGACGAGCGCTTGATCATCAGATTCTTGAATTTTAACGTCTACGGTTCCGGTGTCACCATTTGTTCCGGATTGGAAATTTACAACAGCCTGATAACCCAGGACTTCAATCCATGCACCGATATGCGTAGTAAAATCATTAGCTATGGCATGTGATCCTGGCGCAATGGATTGCGTCTCGTCGATATTGTCGGCAAAAGAACCGGAATCAAGACGAAGATGAAGTTTTAATTCCGCGAGCGTAATCGGTTCTGTTGTCGGAGCTGTTATAAGTTTTATATTCATTTCTTTTTTATGTTCTAAAAATAGGAGGGATATTTTTCAATCCCTCCTTTCGCTATATAAGGTTACATTTAAATTAACGACTCAACGTAAGCATTGTCAGATTGCGGAATCCACAAACATGTCATTATTGACATTGCTGTAGCTCCTGTCTGAGCGGCC